TCTCACATGTGAGTTAAGGAGAATCTGTCTACATGTCGTCAGTCGGGTCTGTCAGATTCACCGGATTGTTTCCCGATATAATAGAACATATCACAGTGTATGCCTTTACGTCAAACATAAAAAAGGAGGCCGAAGCCCCCTTAGTATAACGTGTTATGTTACGCTCCGGGGCTTCCGAAGATGCCCAGTGGATCAGAAACACCAAACGAGTAGCGTTCACGAGCCTTGTAGCGGCTGTTGCCAGTGTCAAAGTCTGCGTCCATAGAAGTAGCCATTGGGCTACGAACGAAGTGCTTTAGACCATTAGGCACGTCAGTCATCAGGAACCAACCATCAGTATCGGTTAGGTAATGATTAACTGTGTATCCGCCGGGAACTGCACCGTTGCTCATAATAGCGTTGATGTCGTTATCAGCGGTTCCTACACGACCTTCAGTCTCAAGCAAACGAGTTGCAACAAACTGCAAGGCAGGTGGGATTACCAGCTTCTTAGGCTTGGCAGCGATCAGGAGACCACGCTCGTCAGTCCATCCAGCAATCTGAATGATAGCGGCTTCTAGAGAAGTCTCATTCAGGTCAGCAGCGACAGCAGGTTCGTTAGAGTTAACGCCACCATTAACCAACGGGTGATCGGTAGCACAAAGTACTTTGCCATCGCCGTAAGTAGTGCCAGAAAAAGCGTTGTTTAGAACATCGGCAGCTTTAACTTGCTTGGTGTAAGCCATAGCGCGAGCTAGTGCTTTGGTATAACGAGATGACAAAGAGTCATACAAGTTATCTTCAATCGCTTCTTCAGTGATTGAGAAACCCATTGCAATAGTTTCGTGCGTGTAACGTGCGCTCCATGCTTCTTGCGCGTTGTCATACTCGATTGATGAACCTTCACTCTTGACAGGTGCAGAACCAAAGCCTGACAGCTTAGTCTCTTCTTCAAAAGAACGATCAGAGGTCTCAGTCTCGAAAATCTCTTTATGCTCTTCGCCATACTTCGCGTACTCTAAACCGAACAATGCGTTCAATCCGGGGAGTAGCTCTTTTAGTAACTGCGCTCTTGAAATAGCCATCTAATTATTCTCCTACTATGCCAGTACCAAACTGATGGTACGGCGCGTTAATTTTAACCAGTACATCGGTATAAGCATCACCGATAGCTGACCCAGCTTTAGATACAAACCCAACAACCTTAAACGACTTAGTAGCAGTAGCAGTAGTAGCGTCAAGTTGAATATTTGACTTACCAGTAGCAGTGCTTCCAGAAGTTGTAGCGTGTTGCGCTCCAGTCAGAGGAGCGTTATGTCCCAAAGCAGCTTGAGCAATTGCGCCGTCAGCTTGTACTTGGAAAGTAACATTAGGATCAGTGATAACATAAGCAGTAGCGTTATCTGTACCTGAAGGGTAGTACTGAGAGAAGATCAATTGACCTTGAGCATTAATATACTCACAACCAACAAACACACCCAGAGCACCGATACTAGAACCACCAAGGTTATTGGTAGTTGCATCAGCGCCAGTACCAGAAGCTAATTGAAGATAACCTGCGTTAATCTCAACAACTGAACCGTAGAAGATGTTTTGAGCAACTCCAGCGGGCGTAATTAAAAACGAATCTTGGGCACCTGCATAAGGCATACCGTCAGAACGTTTTACGGGGATAAACCCATATCCTGAATCTGTAGCAGACATAATATATATCCTATAAAATAATTAAGTTAAGTTCCCTTACCAAAGGTAACTTTCGATTTCCGCTCATTAAATAGCGGCATGCGTGGATCATTTTCTCGCATGAAGCTGTTATCGACTGACTGCATTTGTGACTTAGTTTGAGTCTCATAGTACTCATTTCGTTCTGCGGTCAATTCTTTTGGAGCCTTACACAACATCAATCCTCCAATTACTACGTTGTCTTTAAATCTTTCGATTTCAACAGTAACCATAGTTATTTCGGGGTGATCCGATGCTTTTACTGGCTCCCAACCTTCACGCAATTTTGAAGAGAGATTTGTGGCATCCACATTACCCTGTGTACTTACACGAATCCAACGAAATGCATAGCCGTGCTCTTCATGTGGCGCAGGTAAAACCTGTGGCTTCATCCAAGACTTCTTACGGGCCGTTTTTTCACGGGTGACGTTCTCACGGTTAATTCTATTCTCAGCCATTATATTTTCCTCATCTCTTCAGCAACCTTTTTGGGTGCTGTGCTCCGCGTAGCGGGGGCAACCACATTTGACTGTCGTTTGTACTCAGGTTCCTCTGCTTCCCCTTCAAAATTGTCAGGGAACAGCTTTTGCATACGAGCGTCTATAGTCTCGTAGTATTCGTCACTAGAGGTATCTACTCCTTCAGTGACAAGTTTCTCATGTAATCCCATAACGTAACCAGTCATTTCTTTATCGCTACCGAACCAAGAATTTTCTTTGGCCCAACTTTCAGCTTTTGCGTCCACGACTGGTTGTTTAGGTAGTTGTACCTCATTAGCTTCTGTTTGTAAAGCAGGAGGATCAAAATTCTTTAGCTTGTCTGCTTTTAAGTTAGCTGCGGTCATTTTCTCTTGCGCTTCAAGCAGTTTGTCAGCGTCACCTGCTTCATAAGCTCGTTTATAAGAGCGTTTTGCTAATAACATTTCGCCAGCAGCAGTTTTTTTAGCTTGTTCTAACAAAGCAGCTTGGTTTTTATCTACCGTACCTTTTAACTTATTATTCTCATCAACAAGATTTTTAGCAAAACTTTCTAGCTCTTGTCTCTCCCGTTGAGAAGCTTCTTTAGCACGTCGCTCGTCATGGTAGCCTTTACTAAAATGTTTAATTCGATTACGTACTTTATCAGAGTAGTCTTCTAACTCCTCGTCCGTAATATCTTCCGGTGGTTTAGAAGCTTTTCGATTACGGTCAGACTTTGGTACATCGTCAACAATCTCAACTTCAAGTTTGTCTTCTTTGTAGTCTTCTTTGTAGTCTTCTTTCTTTTTCTTACCCGACACGTCTATCTCTACCGCGTCACTAGCTTCTACTTCTATATCACCTTTCTTGTTTTCCTCTTCATCAGGAAAATCAAACTCAACTTTTTGAAAGCCCATTTTTTACTCCTTACACTCGTTTAACGCCACGAGGATCGGTTACAACCGCTTCAATCGAGTCATCGTTCATTAAACGATACTCAACACCACTTACTTTAAAGCGCGTTCCTGTGTTCATACGAAACATTACGTAGTCTCCTTGTTTACACCAAGGGCCAGTAGGAAAACGTTCTTTATCTGAGTAGGCTTGTTTGCCCATGTCTAGTACAAGTCCAATAGTAGACATAACCGTGTCTAGCTGAACTTCTTTGCTAGACTTGATAATCCCACTGTCACCATATGTATCTTCTACTTCTGGCATGGCTACTAGTACTCTATAGCCTACGGGAGTTGGCAATAAATTATCTAACTCCTCTTCCGTTAGTTCTTGTTCTAAGTCTTTATTTAAATCAGTCATTGTCATCATCCAAATAGTTTCGCGAGAGGTCATTTACATGGTTCATACAGGAAGTGAGACCTCGTAGCATTCCTGTTATTTCTTTGTATTGAGAAAAATCTTTAGCTCCTCCATTACCTAGAAATTCTGTTGCGGAAGAAATATCTTCTTCGATTTTTTTCCTTAGCACGTCAAAGACGGTAGTAGTCATACTTTATCCTTTTGGTTTGCTTTTAACCTCTTTCATTAACTCAAGGTCAAGTTTAGTGTTAGCTGTTCTTCTATCCGCAGCTAGTTTGGCACCCGCTTTCTGGGCATCTATTTCCAACTCTTGCTTGTCCAACTCAAGCTGTGCTTCGTCTATACGAGTATCAGCCATTGTCTTCTGAGCTTTAAGTTGTAATTCCGCTTGTTTAATCTGCGTATCCGCTTGGTCTTTTTGCGTTTTACGTTTTACTTCTTGCTGCTTAACCTGTAGCTCCGCTTGCTGCAACTGGAACGCTGGGTCTTGCTGTTGGTCTTGCGCTTTCTTTTGTGCTGCTTGCTGTTGGTTCTGCTGAGTAAGTTGCTTACCCGCGTCAGCCATAACTCTAGCTAACTGAACTTCCATTTCTTCAGACATCTCGTCGTTAGGTGCTGGTAATGATACTCCTAACTTCTCTTCTATTTCTTTGCGGTACTTGAATCCTAGGTGCTCTGCAATGTGCGCTTGAAGCGCAGCCATGATTTGTTGTGCTTGAGGATTCTGTCCGATAGTTTGAGCAATCATAGGGTCTTGTATAAACGCTTGGTGCGTTGCCATATGAGCATCGTGGTCTTGGTATATAAATGATTTTATGGGTGTACCTGTTAATGCGTTCATGTTCTCGCTTACAGGATCGCTTGGCTTTATATCATCTTTCACTGGGACTAACTTATCAGCGTTCTTAATGCCTAAGACATCAATCATCTGACGGTGTAGTTGCGGCAGGTCATAAATCTGCGGGGCTTGTTGTGCCATCTGTAACACAGCTTGATACTGTACCACTCGCTGTGCCATTGTAGAGCTGTTAGGGTCACTTACAGGAATAACGTCTACTAATCTATAGTCTGACTGCCGTGCTGATACTTGCCCTCTAAGAGGCTGATAATCGTACTCAGCGGGTGCATACTCAGCCATGATAGCTTTGAGCATCTTAAACTCTTGCTTCATAGCATAGTGAACACGCGCCTGCACTGCTGCCATAGGCTTCAACGTACGTTCTAGCAACGCTAGGGTAGTACCTACTGGGGCATTAGCTGACATGTCAGATATGTTCATATCACTAATAGCGCCTAAACGACGACCTTCATTAGTAATCTGATCAAGCAACGCTAGCAGAGTTTGGCTAGGTTCCTTGTAAGGAAGGGGCATTATGTTCTCGCGGATGCTACCGGATGGTACATCTACATCCTTCCATTCCCCCGGCTCTATCGGAGAATCATCGCCTTTAATTCGTAGTCCACGGGATTTTAGACCCCCCGGAAGGTTAGCTAGGGTACCAGCGTCCACCAATTGCCGTATAAGCGATGTTCCCGCTCTAGCGTACCCACCTATAATGTGTATCAGTCCAAGGCCGTAGAAGCCAAATCCGGGGACATATACGTAATGTACAAAGTG